TCCGATCTTTTCGGTGCAGGGGCGGTCAGCCGATCCGCCAGTTGGTTCCGTCGCTGTAGACAGGTACGCCGTTCGCGCCGCCGCCCGCAACGACAGCGCCGAAATTCCCGGCCGCCGCGACAGTGCTATCCGACACAAACGCATCGGCACCCGCGCCCGCAGTCGCCGCAGCCGGCAACAGGGCAACCGCCACGGGCTTTTTGTTCACGCGGTAGGTGTGGACTGTCGACAGCGGGTTGACCGAAGTGCCGAACGGAACCGTGCCGTCTCCAAGGACCCTCAGCGCCGAGCAAGCGAACTGCACCGGCTTGAACGCCACGCCAGATTCGATCGAGCCGATGATCATCTGCTCGTTAGGCTCGTCCCACCCCAGGTAGCCCGCCTTGGTGAAAAACCCGGTGTAGCTGCCGAAGATGATGGGGGCAGTCGTGTCGGTGCCGTCCCAGTCCTCTCCGTCCGAACCGTAGAACCGCAGGAGCCCTTGCTTGTCGAATTTGGCGAGAATGTCGACGCCATCGCCGGTGTTTCCGGCGCCGGAGGTCCGCGCCCGGAGAGCTTCCCAGAAGTCCCCCGTGCCGACGCCATGCGCGGGCCAGGCAGTGTCGTTGAGGGCTTGCTTGAGGCTCAGCGCGACCTTGTTGCCGAGGTTGTCGATCTGCACCGCCTTGGCGTTGGTGTAGTTGTGGACCGCCAGCGCGTTCGTTTGATTGTCGACCGTGGCCTGATCGCCGTAATGGTAGATATGCTGCGCGTTACCAGTGAATGCGGTGTTGGTCTGAATCGTCAGCCGGGCATCCAGCGCGCCCGAGCCGATGCCGACAGTTTCCGTGCCAAAGTCGGTTGTTTGCGCCACAAGTTCCGCACTTAACCCGAGCGCATCTATGGCCTGAGCTACCCGTAGCGGGGTCATCCGTTTGACATTGTTGCTGCCGGCCTCAGCATCAGCTTGAGACGCTAGCGGAATAGCCGCGTCGATGATCTGGAGAGGCGTTGCCTTCTCGACCACCGACCCATCGTCGATAATGATCGCTGCGGCGGGGTTGACACTGCCGGCTGCTGGAAGCGCGATAGGGCGGATAGTGGCCATCAGGCGGTCACCTTGATGATCTTGTTGCAGATGATGGTAGGTTGAACGTTGCTGTGCGCCTCGCCGCTGCCGGCAGCGTTGGTCGTGAAGGCGTGGGTGTGCGAGGCCAACTCAATCTGAGTGATCGCATCGCCCCCACCGAAATTGATCGGCGCGGAAGTTCCGTTGGTCGCGGCAATGGTGCCGCTCGTTGCCCCGGAGTGCGAGTGCGAGGGCATCTGCGCCGCCGTCAGGGTGTGCGTCTGCAAGCCTCCTACGGCCCCTAGCGTAGTGCTGGAAAGCGTGTTCAGGCGGGCTGCGGACGTCCCGCCCATGTCGTCTTTGCCCGCGCTGGTTCGGCCGCGGTAGTCGGGCAGATTGAAGGTGGTCGAGCCGTTGCCCGGCCCCCCTGCGGTTCCGATCGCTTCGAACAGATCGGCATAGGCGGCTCGAGACAGTTCCTGCCCAGCGGCGAACAGCCATCCCTCAGGAGGGGCCGTGCCCCAGTAGTCCAGCAGGCAACCTACCGGAACGCCCCCACCCGCCGAAAGCTGGCCCACCGTTGCGGCATCGGTCGCGTCCACGCCATCCGCGAGCCCGGTGATCTTGTTGTTGCCCATCGGCAGATCGGCGCGCATTCCGCCCTTGCCGTCGCGGTCGAGCGAACCCGTCAGCGCCTGCGATATGTCCTGCATCGCCGGGTTGTGCTGGCTGACCAGCACGGTGTCCCCGGTGTTGACCAGGGTGCCGCTCGGCAGGCTGTGTGTCCCGATGGAATCGCGCGGCATCGATGCATCCATGTTCGTGGATGCTCGTGAAGGGATTCAGCCGAGCGGAATGGCCCCTTTTAGCATAGGGTTCGCTGTGATAACAAGCGGGGGATGGCGAAGCCCGACCACAGCGGTGACTACGATCCGACCATTGAACAGATCGAAGCCGAAATACGAAGTTCCCAATTCTCGGCCTGGGATGTCGAGGAATTCCTTGCTCGGCGACATCAGGCTAAGATCGACGCCCTCACTTCCACCGAAAGCAAATGGCGCGGGCGTTGGCAAGTGGCAAAGGAGCTGGGCACACTGGCTTTGACTTTTATCGGCTATCTTACCGTAATAACTGTCGGCGGCGTTTGGTTGCTTACTGGGCAATTCCCTATCGTGCCGGTCGGTCCCTAATTCTGCAGCGCCGCGCTGGCCGCAGCGCCGATATGGCCTCCTCGCCTTCCTGCCTGAAGCAACGCCTCCGCGACTTTATCACGATACGCATGGTCGGTGAGCGCCATAGTGAGCATCCGCTCAATCGCAGCGTCCGGATTCTGCTCCAGCGTAATCGGGGCGATCTCATCAGCCAGCGCGGTCGCCCGCTTCCCGAAGCCGAGCGTGCGCCAATCGCGCACCGCACTTCCGAGACTGCGCCCGATGCCAGATCGTGCCGCGGTAACGACCGGAGCGCCGGTGAGAAGGGTTTCAATCGTCCCGGTCGCCATGTCGCCCGCAAGGCTGTTCTGCCCGAAAGCCTGATCGGCCAAACCACGTTCCGCTGTCATCGAGTTGCCAATCAGGCGGTTCGTGGAGCCCGCCATCTCGCGCTCGAGGTCGCGTTGCGCCAACAGCCGGGCAACGCTATCTCCGTTATCCGGGTAGAGTGTGCCGAGGCGCTGCTCCATGCCCGGAGTGCCGAGTGTGCTTTCAAACGGGTTTGTGCTGTTGCGGAGACCGCCGGCACGCTCTCCTAGCGCCGACTGAAAACCGAGGCGCATCTGGTCGGCGTTGGCAGGCGAGGCGCGGCCTAGGTTCACGCCAAGCTGGTTCGGCGACATGCTGAGCGCTTCTTGCCCCTGCCGCAACGCAGCGCGCTCGGCAGCGGGCCCGGAGTAAGCAGCGCGCGCGGCAGCATAGTCGGGGTTGAGCTCGTCCATGCGCGACAAGAGGAGGTTCTTCATCGCGATCGCGCGGCGGCCCTCGGGAGTGACGCCATCAATCTTCGAGGTGTTCCGCTCAATGATATTGTCGAGACCACGCTTCACATAGTCGAGAGATCGCCACGAAGGCGAGGCGATCTGGACCCCGTCGTCGATCTGCTGCAGGCCGATAGCCGAAGGATCAAGGCCTTCGTCGAGGACCTCGTTGTAGGCCTCCCGCAGCGCGGCCCCGAAAGTCGGCCTCTCTGCAAGATCGGACAGGTTGATGTTTTCAGCGCCCGGCGCAGCGTAAGCCGAATCGTACAGCGGCCCAGCTTGTTGGCGAGCCTGCGCAATCAGGTCCTCGCTGCGCTGGGGGATATTCTCGATTGGCCCCAGATCGCGCTCCACGGCCCCCAGAAGGCGATCGTATTGACCGCGGCCCCGATCCCCCAATGCAACACGCGCATCGCCGGCAGCGGCCGGAGAGCGGCGCAGAGCAGCGCCCGTGAGGCTGTTCGCTCCGGATGAGACATCGGCGATTGAGGCGGGAACGCCAAGCTCATCGGCTTGGGAGAGGGCTGCAACAACGGGATCAATATCGCCCACGGCGTCGACCACGCGGCGCTCCCCTGCCCCGAGAGGGTCGGCGGGCAACCGGGTGCCGGTCAGGATGGGCGCTTTGCGACCGATCCAGCCGCCTACCTTGCTGCCAAGAAAGGCGCCGCCTGCTCCGGTTGCAGCCCCAAGCAGCGGGTTATCGGACTGCGTGGCCCCGTAGGTCGCGCCATAGGCCATGTCGGCCATAACTGGATTGGCAAGGAGCCGCGCGATGGACGGAAGCGGGACGGCCCCCGCCACCGCCTTCAAGCCTGCGCCCGCGCCCATCGTGCCGGTGATGCCGCCGACCATTTCACCCGCGAACGACGACTTCGGGTTGAGTTCCCGCGCCGCATCCATCTGGTCTCCGGCCAAAAGGCTCAGAGTTCCAAACCCCCCCGCGTTGGCCATGCTGGCAGCAAACGAGCCAGCAGGGTGGCTAACCACATCGTTGCGGAGTTTGTCGAAGCCGCTTAGCTCCTCATTCGCTGGCGGGATGGCGGTCCCGACCTGCCCACCTCCGGCCACGTTCTTGCTCGCACCTTCGAACCAAGTTTGTAGATCCGCATCGGGCGGGGCCTGGAAACCATACTTTTGGTCGAGCCCCCGGCGGAATTGAGCGTATGCCTGGGGCGTGGCCGTAGTGAAGTTCTGAGACAGCCACGCTTCGTTTTCCGCTTGCATCTCGGGCGGCAAGGGAATGCTTTGCGTGGTCGCACCGCCACCCGCTGCGGCCGGTGGCGGTGCACCGCCAAGGCCGCCGGTGCGGTTGAGAAACTCCTTGAACTTAGGGTCAGCGAGCAGAGGATCGTTCTCGTCAGTATACCCGAGCGTAGCGCGCCCTCGCCCGTGGGCGGTGCCGATCAGTTCCTCAAGCGTGTTGAGCTTGGCCTCTATCTGGCCATCGCTATCGTTCGCTGTCGGGAGGATGCTCTGGATAAACAGCTTTTGCTCGGCCGGCGTGTTGAACTGCTGGCCGGTGAGGCCGAGCGCGGTGGCGATGAACGCGGTCAGCGCGCCCGAGCGGTCGTTGAACACCCGCCCTTTGTCCCCGAACGCCTTTCCCACCGGGATCCCGAAAACTTCGGCCGTATCGATCGCTTCAAAGGGATCGGTGCCCTTGAAATTGGTCTCGTACTGGTCACGCAGGTCGTTCACGCCCGCAGCCAGATTGGCGAGCGTGCCGTACTGGTTCATTGCGGCGCCGCGCATCTCCGCAGTGAGCTGGCCCGCAGCCGGTTTTGGCGTGCCGTCCGGATTGTGCGTGGCGTTCCATTCGAGCGCAGCCCGCCGTTCCTTCGCAGCATCGAAATCGGTTTGAGTCTGGGTGCGCTCCAAGTTCGCCGCCGCCTGCGGGGCCTCATAGGGCGCAGCGGGGTCCGGAGTTCCGATAGTCGCAGGGCCGGGCTGCGCAGGCCCCACCATAACCCAGGGGTCGCCCGGAGCTTCGCGCGTGTAGGTGTGGCCCTGATAGGTGCGGGTCTCGGCCATCAGCGGGGCTCCATGTGGACGTGATCGCCCTCGTTGATGACCTCCAGGTGGGGGTTCGCCGCTTTCAACTGGCGGTAGTATTCAGCCATCCCCATGCCAGGCGGTGGAACGCTATCGCGCGCCATCGGATTGCCCCGCCCGTCTCGTCGCGTGTGAAAGCTGTTCGGCACGCCGCCGACTTCGCGATTGTGCGCTGGCGTGCGGAAGGTGCTGGTCACGGTCTCACCTGGAAGTCCGCGAAAGCCCGCTGAAAAGGTCTCCGACGCGGGCTGCGTCGGGCCTCCTTCGCCAAAGTCAAAGTCGGGCGGGAGCGTGGCCGGCGGAGTCGATCCGGATTGCCCCGCCATCGGGCCCCCAACGCCTACAGGAACAAGGGTTGTCGTCCCGTCTGGATTCTTGACCGACAACCAGTCGAGCGCCGGCTTCGGGTTCGGGTCGGCGTGCTGGAACATGACCTCGCCGGTCATCGGGTTCAGCCCGAGAATATCGCCATTGTTGGCGCGTTGAATAGTCGGCTCGACTGGAGCCGGATTGCGCTGCTTGTAGGTCAGCTCGGCGATGTCCTGAAGCTCAGGGAACGCCAGCGCGGCCGCAACAGGGTCGGAACCATCCGGCATCTGACCGCCCGCCATCAATATCTGCGCGATGCTATCGATCTCGCCAGTTCGCGCCTCGGCAGCCTCGTCCGCCTTGTGCATATGCAGGCCGCCCAGCAGGCCCGTCGCAGCTCGTGCGGCGCCCTGCGTCCAATGCTGCACCGGGGAGAAGTCGGCACCCTGTGCCATCTGCTGCGCGGCGAGGCGGCGTTGGAACGTGATGTCCTCCGGGGTCATGCGCTTGCCGCCACCGCCCCAGAGGAACGGTTCGTTCGGCCGGCCGGGGAAGCCGAGCGAGCCCGAATGTGCCCGGGGGTCGACCATGCTCATTGCACGGCCTTTCCGTAATCGACCGCCTTGAACCCGCCGATCTCGCTTACCGCCTCAGGGTGGATCATTTCGACGTCCTGCGCCATCACGCCGATCTGCATGGGGCCGCCGACCTTGTAGCGGTAGGCGAACACGGGCAGCCCGTTATCGAGCCTGCCGACGCGCGAAATGTCTGTTTTCAGCCGGATGTCTGACAACATCATCGCGCCTTGGCCCGCGGCGCCAGCGAGCCCGAACAGCCCGCCCATCATGGCATTGTTGCTCGCCAGCTTCGCCTGATAGTTGTCCTGCACGAGACCCGCGTAATCGACCCCCGCCACGCTCGCCTGAGGTGTTGGGCCCGACATCGTTGCCGGGTTCGATACTTGAGAGCCCGAAAGCAGCGCAGTGAGTTCGTTCATCGGCTGATTGCGCGTCGCCAGCGCCTCGCCGAACGCCTGCCCTCTGCCGGTCAACGCGAGCTGGTTCATCTGATCGGTGTTGCCTTCGGTCATGCGTCGCATCTCGTTCGTCCACGCCGCCGTCCCGGGCCTGATCCCGGAGTTGACCAGTCGCGATCGCAACGCTTCCTCGTTGCGCTGCTGCTGGGGTAGAATGCGCGAGGATGCGAGATCGTAGGACCAGTCGGCCGCGTCCTGATTGTTGAAGGCGAAGGGGTCCGAGAGCGCGCCGGAAACACGCTCCGACTGCTCGCTGGCGATGTTGGCCAAGTTGCCCTGAGCCTGCTGCGACTTGTCGAAGATCGCCTGCTGCTCGGGCGAAAAAGTCGTGGTCTGGGTGAATTGCGGAATGCTGACCCACTTCCCGGAACTGTCGGTGTAGCCGGTCTGCCCGCTCTGATCGTAGCTGGTCGAGCCCCAGGGATTGTTGGTCGAGACCATGTTTACGAGCTGCTGGGATACAGCAGCGTCGCGGTTCATCCCCGCTTGAGCATCGGCGGTCTGATAGGGGTCAGCGGGCTTTGGCGTTTTCAACGGGTCGCTTCCTGATGATCGGGAAGCGCCTGAAGGGGTTCAGCGGCACTCTGACGCGGGGAACCTACCGTATTTCCACTCGTCCCGCAATATGCCGACGATCCATGCGTCCCGCCCTTTGCCGAAGTGGTTTCTCAGGCATCCCTCGACCTGACCGCCGAGCTTGCAGGCCAGCTTGACCACTGCATCCTGTTCGGTTGTCGCGGTCATTCGCTCGCATCCGAGTTGGTCAAAGGCGTAGCTGCCGACCGCCCATAGGAACCCGCGCGTCCAGCGCTTGCCAGCTACCGTGATGTGCACGTCTGCCCCCTCGAAGCATGAGAAGATCACCCCGTTGACGATCCGACCGTCAATCTCGGTGCCGAGCGGAGTATAGGGCGGGCACAACCCAAAGCCGAGTTGCGACGCGACGAACCGCGCCACCCGCTCATCGCTGACGATCATGTGACCGCGCCGGCCACCGTATGCAGGGTTTCCATCTCAATAACCTCCACGTCGATCGCCGCGATAGAGCCCGACGTCACCTGATAGCAGGGCGCCAACGAATACCCGTAGGCCCCCGCCGAACGCCAGTTTTGCGCGACGAACGACGGCAGTTCCGAGCCCCACTGACTGACGCCCCAAACAGCATCGCCCCATGTGTTCGTGCCGGTCAATGGCGTGGCGTCAGGGGCGGGCGGGAGGTCGATGTTGTAATCCACGAGAATATCGACGCGATCGGAAATCATGGCGCTTGCCCGGGTGCGGGCCCGGGCCACGGTGCCGATCTTGGCCGAGGCAGGCAGGCCCATATCGTCGAACAGCGGCACGACCGCGCCTGAGTAGACTGAACCGTCGTCAAGCCCGCCCACGTTGGCGAGATACACCTTGCCGTCCGGAGAGCCGAAATAGAGCTGACCGCGGAAAACCTCCAGGCACAACGCCTGCCAGCCCGTGTAACGCGCCCACGCGCCGGTCTCCGTATTCGACACGAACCACACCGGGAATGTCGAGCCAATCAGGTCAGGCGGCGCGATCACGGCCAGTTTGCCTTCCGCCCAGATCATCGCCTGCCACGCGCCGTCACCACGAAGCCGGATTGCGTCGGACCAAGCATCGGCAATGCGATAGGAAACAGTCGCGACATTCAGCGCGGTGATGTCAAGTGAGATTGCCTTCGACAGTGGGACGAGTCCGGCCGTGGTCGCAATAGCCAGGTCACCGCCGCCACGCAGATATGCGCGCTTCCCCAGTGGTGCGCCGATCCGATAGACGCCCACGAGCCGCCAGTTCGAAGCTTCGTCGGGGCTATCCCCCTGATAGATAGCGACCTCGCCTTGTGTGGTGACGAACACGTTTTGATCGGACAGGCCACCTTCTCCCCCGCTTTCCAGAGACCAGCGCGCCCCGAACAGAAGCGAGCCGCCATTGGCGAACACGCCGCCCATAAGGAACTCGGTAGCATCCCCGCCCACGGAATCGACGCCCAGATACCATGCCGAAAGGCTATCCTTCTGCGCGAACCAGACCCGGTTCTTGTAAGTCCACACGAATGCCATATCGGCGCTGGTCAGCGCCCCGAAATCGACCCCCGGGGAAACCTGTTCCTCGGTCAAGTCGACATCGGCAGACCCACCATTCCCATCGGTGATCGTCTCGTTGTCGTCGAATGGACCTCCCGTGATGCCGGTCAGCAGAAGGTACCCCGTCGCTCCTTCGTCAACCACACGCCAGATCGTCGCGGTTGCGCCAGACGTTCCGCCGGTCAGAGTTTCCCCTACGGTGAATGGGGCGGTCTCGGCGTCGTAGTCGAGCCGCCAGACCCCGCCTTCAACGTTGGGATAGAAGGTGCTGCCATCATAAATGAACCCGTCATCTACGCCATTAACACCGATCAAGTAGACGCCGCCCGACGTCGCGAACTGAACAACGACCCAGTCCCCGCCGGTGTAGACACCGGAAACGTCCAGTCCGCTGGTCGAAGCCCAACCGAAAACGTCCCCATCGTCGGTGACGAACAAGTCCTCGTCCTCGTCGCCGAGCTCGGCGTCGGACGAAAACGGAACATTGCTCAGATCGTAGATGGTCTCCGCGTTGCAGCCGAATAGTTCCTCGGTTGAACCGTTGCGGTAAGTGAATAGGGACAGGACCGGAAGATCGGTCTCCTCCAGCGTGGCATAGAGTTCCTTCCCGCGCCGGAGCGCCACTCCGGTTGCCCGGGGATAGAAGTTGTCCAGCACGGCCGCGCCCGGCCCTTCAATCGACTTCGGATCGGACAGGGCGCGATTCGAGACCCACCCGGCAGTAGGTGCCGCCCACTTGCGGGGCTGAGCTTGGAGGGGCTTTGGCCGGGTCTGGCGGCGGACGTACATCGCTTAATGATCGATATAGGTCGACGGGCCAAGCTCCCACGGCCACGCGGCGTATGTCCCGGGGAATGCCCGCCCCGCGTTCGCCCTGTAGGACCGCGCACCCCGATCCTTCGCCGCGTATTCGTCCAGCGCCTTGACGAAGGCTTCCTGGTCGCCGGACGCATCGAGCCGCTTGTTCTCGCGCCAGCGCCAGACCAGCCCAAGAGTTAGCAGGCGCTCGGGGAGGAGGAAGCTGTCGTCGTCCTTATCGAACGCCGCCTTCGTGGCCGTGCTGAATGCCCGCGCCCAGTTCTTCGTGATATAGGGGAAGGTCGCCGTAGCGCCGTCAGCCGGCACAGGGGCAAACTGGAGACGGTCGGAGAAGATAATCCATCCCCCGGGCCGCGGACTAAAACCGCGCTCCCGCGCAGAGAGAAAGGCGTTGATATCGGTATAGGCGCCATACCCCCACGCCCACGATTCCAGATCCTGCACCTGACTGTTCTGGAGCATCCGGTCGTAATCGGATGGCAGGATGAAGTCGCTCGACTCGCCGTCCCCGGTGATCGTCTTGAGGCGGACCAGCGCTTGCCAGTCCTGATACTTGGCAACGTCTATCGCGACCTCGTTGACCAGATCGCAAACTTCAAGTTCGAACTGACCAGAGCCGCCGAAGAAGGTGGTCGGCCGCTGGCCGATGAGCCGGGTTGCGGCCGACTGCATGGCGGCCAGAATGGCCATAGCTCAGGCCGCCTGCCGCAGTTCCCGCAGCGACGCCTCGAGCGTGGCCCGCGAGGGGTTGCCGGCCGGACGTGTGCCGGTGAGGCGCTTGATCTCGTCCTTGATATCGGTGTCGCCCATCGCCGCGAGGGCTGCGTCAGCCTCCTGCACGGCACGCTCGATGTCCTCGGGGGTGCCTGGGTCGACCGGCGGCAGCGTCGAGCGCGCCTCCAGTTCTGCTACACGGGCGCGCAACGTCTCGATCTCGCCCGCAGCAGCCGAAGCACTCATCTGCGAGGCCATGAACTTGCCCGCAGCTTCCTTGAGGTGGTTGGCGTTCATGCCGAGGCTCTTGAGCGCCTGCCCCTCGAGGTGATGCAGCGCCTCGATGCTGTAGATGCGTAACGCGCGGCACAGCGAAATATGCTCGGGCGTGACGCCGTGGACCCGCAGCATCTCGAGCGGAGTGCCCATCGCTTCCTGGGGGTTGCCCTCCTTGAAGGCGCGGTACTGCTCAGCCCACCGCTCGGCGTAGGTGATCGTGCGGTTTCCCTCGCGCCGCCAGAAGCCATGCGCCGGGAACACCGGGACATAGTTCTTGGAGCCCGCGAACCGGACCTCGACCACTTCCTTCGTCTCCAGCACGGCGTGGCCGGCCGTTTCGGACTTCGGGATATTTTCGATTTCGAGGTACTTGAACACCGGGGTGATGGTGATCTCGCGCGGGTCGATTACGGCGACTTGGGTCATTTTGCTCTCAGCTCCCGGAGGGATGAAGGAAAGGGGCGAACCGGACGGCCCTGGGAGGAACCGCCCGGTTCATTCGTTAGGGCGCCGTGCCCTTGGCCGCCCAGAAGCGATCGCCGGCAAGGATGTCCGTGCCGTAAATCGTGGTCGCCGGAGCGTACCAGCCACCCGAGCCGGTGGCTGCCGTGACGCGCGGATCGCTGCCCGCCGCATTGACGGTGAGAGCAACCTGAGTCCCGGGAGCTGCGGCGTCGGCAATCGTGCCGGAGGCCTCGACCCACATGTATTCGCGGCCGTCGTCACCGAATGCCGTGTCGCCGGTCTGGGGGCTCATCGCCTGACCGGCGCCGGCAGCGGCACGGCCGGGGCCGTCGTACCAGGCGCGATCCGAAGGCACGACCTGATGCAGGTTCGGGCCGAGGGAGGGATTCGTGCGGAAGGGGGAAGTCGTCATGTCCGTTGCCTCCTTAGGCCGTGATGATGCGATAGGAGAACAGCGGGTTCTCCAGCACGAGCTGGCCGCTCCAGACGATGCCCTGCGCCACCGCGTCCTGGTTGATCGGCCGCATCCCGTTTCCGGGATGGAACGGCACGAAGGACTGACCCGGGAACTCGTAGATCGAGAGGCCCTGGCTATCGATGCCGTAGATCGTGTTGGCCGGCATCACGTTGCCGATGCCGCCGGCCGCGATGATGTCCACCGGGCCCGCCGGAGTGACGTAGGTCAGCCCGGTGAATCCGAGCCGCCCGAGCCGTTCCGAGACGATCCGCTGGTGCGCCACGAACGAAGCCGAAATCGGGCCATAGCTCGCCGCGTCGGCGATCAGGAGGTCCGCATATCGGCCGTTGCGCGAGCGAGCGAGAGCGATGTTCTCGATGATCGGCCGCGCCGTGGTGCTGTCCCAGGTCGTGTAACCCGATACATCGCCCTCGGGGATATCGAACACCGACGTCCGCCAGTTCGCCACCGTGCCGCGGTCGACGCCGCCGTAGATGCCGGTATTGGGAACCACCGGGATGGCGCCGCCGAGGCCGATCATCTGCCGGCCGCCGTCTGCCGTGCCATCGCCGACCATCGCGGTCTCGAAGGCCTCCTTAACCGATTTCTCGGCGGAGTTGATGTAGAACTCCATCAGGTCGATGACTTCTTCTTCGCCCTGGTTGTAGAGCAGTTCGGTGCCGTTGAGGCTGAACATGCCGACGCAGCGGGACCAGTTGAAGACCGCCGAGTTCAGCAACTCCTTGGGCGTGATCTCCAGCTTGTCGTAGCCTGTGAACCACTGCGCGGTAAGCTTGTCGAACTCGACCGGGATGCGAAGCTCCGGGCCGCCAGCGCGCTTGACCTTGATGTTGCCGCGGTCACGCAGAAGCGAAGTAAGCGGCGTCGAATTGTAGACGATGTCCTGCACCTGCTTGGAGCGGCGCGCGACAGAAGCGGTCAGGATTTGACCGTAATTGCGATCGGAAACGATTGCCATGGCCTTGAACCTTCAGCCTAGGACCGCCGCGCGCGTTTCATTTCGTCGCGAAGCAGCTCACTGATTGAACCGCCGCGTTCAGGCTCCATGTCGTCGGACACAGCCCCCGGCGCGGATTTGATGGATTTGGCCGCTGAAGGTTCATCAGCGCGGCGGTCAGGATCAGGGCGGGCCGAGGTCTCGGGCTCATCGGCATGTGAGGACGGATTGATCCGTACAGCCATGTCGTATGCCGCCGCGAGCCGGTCTGGCGCGCTCAAGCTGGTGGGAATCTTATCACTTTGCAGGAAAAACGCAATATCCCCGCGCAGTTCGTCGTAGCGGGGGTTCGCCGAGCGAAACGGGGCGATCACGGTCGCCTCCATGGTCTGCTCCTGCACCCGCGCAAGCTGCGCCCTGAGTTGTGCAACCTCAGGATCGGCGCCGCGCTGCTGCGACTGCTGTTGCGCAGGCTGCGAGACCACCTTGTGATAGTTGTCCTGCCCGCCGTTGACGACGGCCTGGGCCAGCTCGAACAACGAATAGGGCTGGCCATCGGCCTTGCGGGGTCCGGCGCGCAGAAGCATTTGATTGAGCGCGGCAACCGGGTTTTTCGCCAGCAAATCCTCCAGTTGGGCGACTTCCGCCATCGTCTCGTGCAATCCGGCACGGCCATGCTGGCGCACGACTTCGTCGAAACGCCGCAGCGGCTCATAGCGTTCGGCCGCCTCGCGATACTTGGTAAGCTCGGTTTCGTGTTCCCGGAGGGTATTGTCGACGTCTCGCTGCACCGCGCGAGGCACGTTGCGCCAGACCTCCTTGGCGTCGGGCAGGAACTTGGTGGGGGCCTCGATATGGCCGTTGGTCTTGGCCTCCGACTTCGCGTCGGGCTTGGCGTCGTCGCCCTCGCTCTGCTTTGCCACAAATTTACCGTCAGGCGCACGCTCAGCGGCCTTGGCGACATCCTTGGCAGGAGCAGCAGGTGCTTCCTCCGACTTGGCCTTCTCAGGCTTCGGCTCGGGCGGCTTGTCTGTGGCTTCCTCGGTGGCCTCGTCGTCCTTCTTCACGACGTCGGCGATCGTGTCGCGCAAACTCGGGGTCTTCTCTGCCGGCTTGTCGTCGCCGCCGAGCGTTCGCGGTGCTCCAGCGCCGGAGGGCCCGGTCGCAGTGTCCGTGTCGATCGTAGTGGACTGCGCGGTATCCGGCTCGGCTACGGCGAGGTCGGTCATGGAAGGTCTCCGGTTACGACAGGTGGCAGCCGGCCCGCCTTGACGTCCGCGATCCCCGCCTTGATGGCGTCGCGACGGGTCCGCCGGTCAAACTCCGGCGCCTTGAAAGCTGGCAGTTCCTGATCGCCGAGTTCGAAATAGCGCTCGCCGCGGGGATTGCCGCCGGGGGTCAGCGAATGGCGGTAGCCCGCCAGGCTATCGTGGATCTTGCCGTCAGGGCCGCGGGTCGGCTCGATAAAATCGGAACGGACGCGGGGAGCCGAGATGATGCGTTGCGCGACAGTCCCGCAATCACACTCCTGGATATCCGCGAAGCGAGCGAGGGGCACCGCACGCTCGAACTGGTGGCCCTCGCCGCAACGGAAATCGTAGAGCGGCATATCAGGCCCGCAGCTTGTCCTCGTAGTCCCAACCATCGAGCCACAGGTCGCGTCGCGGCCCCGCGACATGGGGGCTGGAATCCCGATCGATCGACGACGCTCGCGCCTCGCGGCCCTGGTCGAACACCTGCTGGTCGCCGGCATCGCGCTTGGGCTGGGCCTCGGGGTGAACCATCTTGTTGCCGGTCGCCTTGGCGGGCTTCTCCGGTTTTGCAGTCTTGGCAGCCATGTCGGTCTCCTTCATGCTCCCGCCCATGCGTCCATCGCCGTCGTGATCTGTCGTCCCGTGGCGAAATCGTCCCATCGCTTTACGCCTTGAGCGCCGCGATGATGGCCTCGACTTTCGCCTCCAGCTCGACACAGTATTCGAGCAGTTCGGCGACGGTCGGCGTGGCGGCGACCGAAATGGTGACGCTGCCGTTGGCGGTCGGCAGGGAGCCGGTGGTCGCGGTTGACGTGAGATTGCTCAGCGCGGCGATCTGCGTCTTGGCGGCGACCGCGCCGCCGATCTGGCTGACGACCTCCGTCGCCAGCGGCGGCACCATCGAAAGCTCAATCAGGCGGCGGGCATCGGGCATCGGACCACTCCGTCAGGAATAAGGTCCGATCTAACTAAAGCACGACGCGGACCTTGGGCACGGGGGAATAAATCTAGACCGTCATACCCAACCCGGTGAGCAGGTTGGCGTTCATGTCCGCGCGCCATGTGGTTACGTCACGCAAGGTGCCGAACCCTTGGCCCAGAGCCTCCAATGGACAATCGCCCTTGCGGCCACCGACTGAAAGCATCGATGTCCCGATCGGGTGCAGTACCCGGAAGTAGTCAGTCGCCTGCACCGGCAGACTGATCCCCGTGCTGACATCGGTAAAGGTCGGCGCCGCGCCGCTTCGCATCCGCCACATGCGCGTCAGGTCCTTGCGGGTCGTCAGGATGCCGCAGACCCAGTTCGTGCCCTCCTGTCCGCTCTCGCCGGCCACCACAGGCACATTGGATTGGCCTGCATTGACGCAGTAGCCGACCATGCCGCGGGCGGTTGCGCCGGGAGCGTCTTCCCAATGGGTGAAACCCCAACGCTGGTTGCCAGCGGAACTGAAGAACCCACCGGCGCAGACATCGCCGTTCGCGCCAGCCTTGAGAACCGCGAGATAGGTCGCAGCCGGATCGCCGCCGCCGTTGAAGGTGGCGCCCAGCAGGGTCTTCGTGGTGCAGCTCAGCGAGATAGCAACAGCAATCGCATTCTGCGCCGGTCCCTCGGTCAGGGACCACAGGTCGATGAACGCCGTCGAGCCGGTGACGGTGAACGCCTCGCCGCGGCACCCGAATACAGTCGGATACGCATCGAGAATGGCCGCCACCGCGTTGAGCATCGACAGAGCGGTGCCGATGTTGACCTGGTAGCTTGCCTGAACCGCGCCCGAAGTCTTGAACGTGATGACCGCGGGCGCGCCGCCGACTGGCGTGATCGTGATCGTGTCGTTGTTGGCGATATTCGCCGGGCTGACCGTGATCGTCAGCCGGTTGTAGGCATAAGTCGCGATCGTACCGTTTGCGTCCTGCACCAGTTCGGAGAGCGTGTGCGGCGTGATGAGGCCGCTGTCGGCCACACCAGCGTTGGGGCCGGCATTGACCGACCGGGCGCTGATCGTCGGCGTTCCCACCTCAGTCAGATGCCAGTCGCCGATGTAGTCGCGGATGTAGACCGGCGAGAGTCCCTCATTGACGCGGATGAGCGAGCGGTTATACGCCGAGCCCAAGAGCCACAGGTGCTTGATCTTGCCGTTCTCGTTGCCGAACACGTCCTGCGCCCACGGCATCGCGTCGGTGCCCGGACGGTCGAGCTGGACGATCTGACTGTCACCATATGCCATCGTGGTCTCCTAGGGCCTGACGTGCTGCGAGCGCGCGACCCGGTTGTGCAGTTTGTAGATCACGCCATCGATCGTGACCTGGTTGAGGTAGTGTTCGCCCGCCTGGTCACGGAAACAGGTCCGCGCGCCGAATGTCGGGCCGGGGACCGCGCCGGGGCCGAGCACACCGTTGGGCAGTGCACAGCGGCCGAGCGACAGTTTCGTCCCCGAGGGCGTGGTGCCGCCGACGAACCACTTGTTGGTCCCGACTTGCGTGCAGGAGGTAACCGGGACCACAACGTCCGAAGCGTCATGGAACGCGAACCCGTAGTTGAAGCCGGTTGGGTTCGGCACCTTGGGATCGACGATGATGTCCGTCGTGCCGTTGCCGAACGTGACGTAACAACCGGAGGCCGACCACTCGACACGGATAATGCCGGGGTAAACCGGGAGAATGCCGGTCGCGAGAAGCTGCGCAACGCGGATTGCTTTCCGCGCGCCCTTGCGCTCCATGGCCAGAATGATCTGGTGCCGGTTGTCGGTGTGGTAGGTGTAGTCATAACCTACGCCGGTCAGGAACATGTGCGGATCGAGCATCGCGGCTCGAGCCTGCGCACATTCGATCAGCCATGCCTTGCGTTCGGCATTGGCAACGGTCGTGTAGGTAGCGTTGAGCGCCTGTTGCTCTACGCCAACGAACACCGGGGCGGTGACAGAGGGGACCGCCGTCTGCGAGGCCTTGAGCGCCGCCGGGTAGTTGAGCAACGTAGTCTGGTAGGTCGCGTCATTCGTGCCAGCGGTCGTATCCTGCCCGCCGTCATCTAGCAGGGCCACTGCCAGGCGCGCCGTTGCGAGGCTTGCGGCGGTTGCACGCGCTTTGTGGTAGCCGAGCCAGTCAGTGGTGCGGACGTAGTAGGTCCCGCCGACCGTCACGTCCGCGAGCACTTGCCCCGCCGCGCCGGTGTTGCCGAGCATGATCTGGATGCCCGACTCCTCGACCCTACCGCCGAGCCAGTAGTTGAGATGCTGGATCAGCATGTTGCCGAACCCGACCATGCCCGTCGAAGCGTAGCCGGCGAGTTCAAATTCAGCCGCGGCGTTGGTCGTGCTACCCCACGTCGCCTCGTCGCTCGCGGTCCAGGTCGTAACCCACCCACTCGACACCGCCGTCTGACTGTCCTCGTAGCGGATCGACCCCAGCATCTTGAGGTTGCCGGTGTATTGGTTCGACACGTCGGTCAGCGTGCCAGTGTCGAGGCCCATGCCCTGCGACATGCCTGTGCTGATGATCCCGAGGCTTTCGGTCGGAACGGCCTTGAAGTCGTAGGCGCCGCCTTCAATGGGGCGGCCGTTCGGGTTCACCGGCAGGTCGGGGATGACCAGCGTCGGCGTCTCGACCGTGGGCAGCGCGGGATAGCCGCCGTTGTTCGCAGTGAGACCGTAGGTCCCGACGTAGACGACAGGGGTCGCCGCGCCCCGCCCGAAGATGGTCCGCTCGCCGAGCAAGATTTGGGTCTCGCTCTCGGACATGATCGCGTCGAGGTCGTTCAGGTCGAAATTCTTGTCCTCGACCACCCAGGCATCGCCGGACTGGCTGCCGACAACCGGATAGCCCCCGTTGTTCGCGGACAGTCCTGTCGTTCCGAGCTGCGTGACGATGTTGGAGGTCGGCGCGAACGTTGTGCGCGTGGCGATTGCCTCAGCATCGGCCAGCGCCTGTTCGGAGCGATCGGCACCATTCTCGGAGCGGTCAGCGTCCGCGCTCGCAGCAGCGGCTGCAGCGATTGCCGCGGCGCTTGAGCTGGGGGGGTAATACGTCGGCATCTTACGATCCCGTCCAGACATCGAGGAGCGCGCCAGCTGACTCGCGGATGAACTTGATCGCCGAGAAGTCGCCATCGTAACCCAGCACACCCCCGGCAGCGACGCGGTTGCCGACCGATGCAGTCGGATCGATCCCGTCGTCTCGCCACCGCACGGCCTGCGTGCCGTTGTTCTCGATGATCGCGGTCGTGGCGCCTTCCGGCACGCCGCCTGCGATATCTGCGAACCCCACAGCCGTAGCGAGATCGGCGCTGGTGAACTGCCGATAGCCTCGCGGGGTATAGGAAGCCGGACGTCCAAGAACAGTGCCGTCCTTGCCTACCGGGGTGACTGGTGCTCCGCCGACCGCCATTACTGGCCTCCCTCGTTAATCGTCTGTTTTTCAGTGAATTGCTGCTGCCGGTCGGACCTGTCCTCGGCGCGTTCCGCACGCGACTGATCCTGCTGCCGGAATTGCTGGTCGGCCTGCTGACCTGTCACAGCCATCGCCTGATCGACTTGCTGCGCCTTGGCCTGCTGGGCCGCCTGATATTCGCTGAGGTCCTGCTCCCTGACGTCGAGCCCGATCTTGTTCAGGATCGCAGCCGTCTCCGCGGTCAGCTTGTTGACCTGAGCCTCGATGAGCGCGGTCTTTGCCTGTTCGGCAGTGAGCGACTGGCGCAGCTTTTCTGCTTCGGCCGACGACTTGGTCTGGTCCGCCTGCGCCTTCTGCTGCATTTCCAGCATCTTGCGCTGCATCTCGGCCTTATCGAGCGCGGCCTTCGCCTCGACACTCGCCATCGCGGCCCTTGCCTTGACCATCTCGGCTTCGGCGAGCTTGTTGTTCGCTTCGGCGAGGGCATCGGAATCGCCCTGCTGGCCCTGAGCAGCGGCAGCCATCTCGGGCGCAGCGTCGATGAAGGCGTTGATCGCCCCGTCGAGCTGACGACCGGCGCGATACGGAGCCAGCGTGAACTTCATCAGCTCGCCCGCGAGTTCGGCGCCTTGCTCGCCCATCGCCGCCATCCCCATGAGGGCCTGGCTTGCAGTGGTGAACGCCTGCATGAACTCGTTGCGAGAGGCCTTCTCCTGCAGTTCGTCAGTCAGGATGGTGCTGTCGGTTTCGATCTCGAACGCGAACGAACGCGCCTTGTCGTCACGCAGGAGTGAAACGACGTCCTCGATGGGAATCGTCGCCTCGGCCTCAGCCAACATCGGAGCATACTTGGCCAGGACGGCCTGCTGGCCCTGCTGAAACATCGCCTGAGCCTGTTGAGGATCGACCTCGGCCTGTTGCTGCGCGGCCTTCTGTGCCTGACCCTCAAGCGCCTTCAACTCGCCCTCAGCAGCCTTCTCGACCTCCTTGATGCGCTTCTCGATCTCCCGCTTGGTCGGGATATCCATCTGCGACATGTCGAGCAGGGTCTTCTGGCTGAACTTCTCGGAAATGATCTCGGCCGCGATCTTCACCGCTTCGGCAGCGACCCGCTGCAGTTCGTCGATCTTGCAGCGCACCCGCACTGAGCCGTACTGCGTCTTGAGCTGCTGTGCCCCCAAGGTCTCCTCGGCCTCGGTGGCGCCACGCATGATGTCCGAGATGCCGCTAAGCTCGTAGAAGTCGGCAATTAGTTGCTGGCGCGCCTGAATAAGGCCCGTGATGGCAGTCGCGATCATGTCGAGCGGCAGCCATTGGACGAAGTCGCCGGCGGCGCCCTGCGCCAGCAATGCCGCACCGGGGACCGGAATCAGCAGCTTGTCGTCATCCGATGCGATCAGTTGCTCGACCGCATCGCCAACGTCGCCGCCGGCCGGGATCAGCCCCTTCATCTTCACGGAATCGAGCAGAAGGTAGATGCGCCCGGTCAGGTCGCTGATCTTGCGGAAGTGGATGGCGTAGCGTTCCCAGTCGGGAACCGGAACGAGGGCCCGGCGGCGCAGTGTGCCATAGGCCGGACGCGGGCACGGGAAGAAGCCCGACAGCTTGACCTCGGGTGTGTCGCTGTCGAGCAGCTTGTCCACGCCCTCAGAGACCCAATAGACCTTACCGTCTGCCTTGTGCCAGACCTCCCAGACACCGGCCTTCTTGGTCAGCGACTGGCTTTCGGCGTTGGACTCATCTTCACGGCGAAGCTTGAACTTGGCGTCCTGGTAAGCGTCCCCGCTGGTCTTGCGGAACCGGGCGCGCATCTCCTTGCGCGTCATCCATGCCCGGCGAGCGACCCAGCCCACTTCCGACCACTTGCGGGCAGGCTCGTGCAGGAAGTCGGTGCGGTCCAGATGCTCGACACAGACCTGCTGGCCGTCGTCGGTATCGTAGCGAAGCCACATGACACCGCGACCGGAGAAGATCAGGTCATCCCGCACCTCGCACATGACGTCGTCGATGCCAGTGCGGGCGAATGTGGACAGCGCGACCCGCTCGAGCAATTCGGCGGTCGTCGTGTGGAGCGGCTTGTTGTCCTTGAACAGCGGAGCCACGGCGGGAACCGGGGGCCTGGCATAGACCGCGGGCTTCAGGATCTCGAACGAGGCCCAGAACAGGTCCAGCTTCGCGTCCTGCCACGAGTAGCTGTCGAGCATCGCTCGCGAGCCGCCATAGCCCGATCCGTGCAAACTATAGACGTCGTCGATATCGAAGCACGTTGCCTGCCAGTCGTTGAACTCGCGCTCGGCCCGGACCAACGCAGTGTGCACGCCGGCTGACGACTTGGGCTCAGGGCCGATGAAGGGCTCGTCCTCGTCGATCATCGACGCATCCTGAGCGGGGCAGCGATTACCCCGTCTGCGACCACAATCGGCGGCGCGCCGGGCTTCGGCTTCTCGCTCTCAGGCACGTTGCCCATGCCCATGCGGTCCATAAGCTGGCCCGCCAGACCGATCGCGTCGACCTGATCGTCATGCACGCCCACCGGGAAGCTCATCAACTCGTTGGTGAAGTCGGTGAGCCACGGGGCCTCGGCCGGAACGTGCAGGCCCTGCATTGCCATGCGCCCACGGATCGACTGTGCCCGGACAGCCTTGTCACCGCGCGTCGGGAACTGCTCGCGAACGGTGTAGGAGCCAGTCTCCAGCATCCGCTTGACGAGGAACGGACCAACGCCGGACTTGATTTGCCCGGTCTCTTCGGCCCAGCCTATCGGCTTCCACTTGCGGACGAAGGCGCAGAAAGCATCAACCCAGACGTCGGAGCTGGTCTGCCCGCGCCACAGGTCGAGCAGGTACATGCGGCCGGTGTGGTCCACGCCGATGATGACGAGCACGGTGAAGTCACCGCCATCCGCCGTCACCGCGTAGTCGCTGGCACCGTAGATCGCCATCTGCTCGCGCGGCGGGACGGTGGTTACAGGGATGACCCACTCGCGCTTGAAGTAGTCGCCAGTGTCAGGTGCGGGCACCTGCTGGTAGAGCGCTGACCATGTGCGGGGCAGGCGTTCGAACGGTGCCCAGTGCTCAGGACCGAAATACTCAGGCCAGATGTATTCACCGGGAAGACGGCCAAGCGGGTCATCCGTGCGGACACACTTGGCGGGGATGCAGATCACCTCCCAGGTCTCGCCGTCGCGACATTCGATCATGCCGCTTTCACCAGCCCAACCCTCGGGCAGGATCGACCCAGCGAGATCGGCCTCATGCCAACGGGTCTGGGTAATCATCACGGAACCGCCCGGCTTGAGACGGGTCAGCACGTCGTCCTGGTAAGCCTCGAGCGTGCTCTTGCGGATGACCTCGGAATCGGCCTCCTTGCGACCCTTGATCGGGTCGTCGATCGGGATGAAGTCGGCGCGGTTGCCGGTGATGCCCGACAGGATGCCGCCGCCCATGTATTCCGAGCCGTTCTCCAGCGCCCACTCATCTGCTGCGGCGCTCTCGGTGCTGAGCGCGGTATCGAACAGCAGCCGGAAACGATGCTGCTTGGTGATCGAACGCATCCGCCGGCCGAACTTGCGGGCGAGGTCCGAACCATAGCTGACACCGATCACCTTGAAGTCGGGCTTGCGCCCCATCGCCCACGTCGGGGCGACCACTGTGGCGTAGGTTGACTTCGCGCTACCCGGGGGCAGGAACAGCATCGTCCTGCCGCGATGGCGCTCGATGCAGCGTTGCGTGGCGTTGAGAATGATCTCGTGATGCTCGGCCAGCTCGGTGTCGACCGGAACGAAGTCCTCGGTGTCGTCATCCTCGACCAGCGGGGCGCCAGGCACGTCGATGAAGCGGGCGTAGTCCACTAGGCTGACGCGCGCGCGGCGGCGGCGTAGAAGCTCGGTGGCGGCCTGCGCCGGAGTGATGCGCTCAAGGAGCATCATGCGCGGCCCACTGCAATCTTCGCCAGCAGGTCGTCGCTCAGGTCATGCGAATGCTTGATCGCGCCACCTTCGCCATCGCCGTCGATGGGCTGCGAGGGCTTGCCGTATCCGCGGTCGAGTAAGGCGTTCGCAGCCGAAACTCGTGCGGCCGCCGGTTGCGCATCATCAGCCATGACGGCGGCGAGGGTCAGAAGCGCATCATGCGTATATTCGCGAGCGGCATCACGGATCGAAGCGGTTGCCTTGTTGGGGGTCCCCTTTGGGCGGCCGGCCCCCGGACGTGCGCCGCCGGGCCCTGATTTGACCTGATTGTTTTTCTGGACGAGAGGCGCCTGCATAGCGCCTGCTCAGTTACAGCACGCCTTCCCCGCTGGGCACGGGGGATTAATTCAGGCCCGTCCGAGTTTCCTCAGGTCCGCCACGATCCGCCTTGCCTCCCGGTAGTCGTAGAGCCCGCACCGGCGGGCAACGCTGGCGAGGGTGACAGGCTCACCCCTCACTGCTGCGTCGATGATCTCGGCGAGCACTTGCCGGCGGCGTGTGGTCATTTGACCAGCGGGGCGTCCTCGAGGGTTCATCGACTGTCGATCCTTTTGGTTGGGCGTGGTTCCGCTCATTCCATAAATCCCATCTTTCCCTTTGGTTCGGGCTTGCGGTCCTTGCGGGCGTCGATCAGCTGTTGCGTTACATGGCGTTGGGAGAGCCATGATCGGGGTGACCAGTGGGGACCTTGGCGGGGTGAGGGACGGCGCGGAGTCATGCTGTGGAGGTCCGCTGCTGGGGAAGTTGGAGAACTTGACCGATCGGCCGCGGTGGACCGGTTGCGCGCTCCCTCAGCCTCACGGCCCGTTGCTCAGCTTCGGCGGCATCCTCGTCCCGACCCATGCGGCGGTAGAGCGCAGCGGCACTTTCGGCGGTCTTGATCGGGTCTGCGCCGCCGGTGGCCGGCCGCTTGGGATCGGGCAGCTCGAGCGCCTTGGTGACGTTGTCGTCCGACTTCAGAAACCAACCGATGTCCGCCTGCCATTCCCGGTCGTTCTTGCCGCAGTGGAACGCACTGGCACCCAGCTTCCGCACCGCCTCGAACAGCGTTTCCTCGCCGAACTCGCTCAGGCGCTTCCGGAACTTGGTCAGTCGCTGTCCCGCCAGTTTCCGGGCTTGCCGCAAGCCGCTTTCGGCGTTCCAGGCTTCGACAAATCGAACATCGATCGGCGGGGGGGTGTCATCAGCGTTAGCTGATGATGGGGGAACTGGGGGGTTAGAATATATATCATTGGGGGGGTCACGTTCGTCGCATGGTGTCACAGTGACATCGCGTGACTGAGTGTGACCAACATTGCCTTTCGACCGGCATTTGCGCTGCCTCTCGGCGTCTTTTGCCCGCCTTTCCGTGATGCGCTGTTCATCAATCGCTGCGTCCGCCTTAACAGCCGCGACGATCTGCTCAGCAGTGCAGCCGGCAGTCAGCATGGCATCAAGAACGGCGGGCGCGAGGCTCACTGGCCGCGGACCTCCTTGATCTTGTTCCAGCAGATGCCGCAGAAATAGCGCCACTCGGCGTTCTGCCCATAGGACGTACGAGCGCCCATCGCGATGTCGATCGCGTCCAGAACATCGTGCAGCCCAAGCTGCTCGATGAACCGCTTCATGCTGTTGAATTTGTCGCGGGTTGTCTCGGCCTGTCCTCGCCAATGCATGAAGGCATCCCAGACCTCATCCTCCAAGCGCTCGCGTTTCGCGGCCATGATCGCGCTGTAGCCGCGAAGCTGCTCTTCGCGCTCGGCGATCTCCGCTGCCTTATCTGCGAGGGACTGCGGAACGACATTGAGCCCGACAGCGCCCTTCCCGCGATTGCACGGGAAACAGGAAGTGATGAGGTTGTCGGCGTCGTTGTCTCCGCCTTCTGCCACGGAAACGATGTGGTCGACCTCGAGAATCACTGCGGGCGGGTGCGCTCCGCAATACTGGCAAGTGAAGCCGTCGCGCTTGAACACCTCAAAGCGCGTCTTCTTGCTCAATCCTACCCGCTTAGCTCTAGCCATGCTTAGGCCCTCCCTGGCCGACACGCTGATAGGCGACCACATCCCAACCACTGCCGGTGTCAGTCCAGCGGAGTTGCTTGGCGGTGTAGGCGTGCTTATCGTCAACGTAGCCGCAGCGGAATTTCACGCGCAGCTTCGCCTCGCCGGTCTGTGGCATGACGCCATGTGCGGGCATGAACTCGCTCACAGCAGCGCCTCAGGCACGGGCCTGCCCGCGTCGATGTTCATCTGGCGGGCAACGGCCCTATAGCGCTCGCGAGTGCGCTCCTTACGTGCCTGAGCGCCTAGCTTGCCTAGGTGACTGGCGCATACCTCTATGGGCGGGAGTTCGATGAGGAGCTCGTAGGTCACCCTGCGTCTCCGAAGTCAGGGGCAATGCCGTTCTTGCGCGCGAGTTCCTGCCCCTTTTCCGTCAGGCGATATGCAGGTAGGCCTCGCGCCGAAAACTGCTCAAACACGCCAACTTCCACACCGAGCGACAAGCGCTCATCGTCAAAGCGAACGATCATCGCGCCCCAGGTGACGAACGCCTGGATCATTCTTCTATCGTTGCGCCAGCACCTTACGAGCACCACTTCCACCCGACCGGGCTTCTCAGGATCGGCGAACACGTAGTGCGGACGGAACCGACGATCATCGACGCGCAGCATCTCGGCAATCCCGTCGCGGGCGTGCTTGAAGGCGCCGATCATGTTGTCGTCGTCCCGGTGGCGCCTGTCGGGCGGGTAGAACGTCACCCTGACCGGGATTGGCCCCTCGCTACCCTCCAGGGCCTTCCTCGCGCTCCAGAAGCCCTTGGCGGCCACTGTGGCGTGTTGCGCGGCGATCCGGGCCGACTGCTTCGGGCCGACCTTGGAGCGCCAGTGGAGCCGGGCGTTGGGCGACAGGCGCTTGTCGGGCCACGGCAGGACGATGCACAGCCCTTCTGCCGCTTCGTCTGCGAGGTCGGCGATGTAGGGGGCGATCACCGCTCGCACTCCCGGTTCGCCGCCAGCGCTCGCGTCGCTTCAAGCTCGAAAGCGTCGCCGGCCATCGCTGGATCGTGCAGCAGGTCGTACAGCCGGTAATGGCTGGCGCGGGCCTCCAGATGACGCAGTCGCAATCGCGCACGCTCAATTTGGGCGGGGAGGTTGTAAACCTCGTAATAGGCGCGCCGGTATTCCTTCTCGGTCACGCTGCCTCCTTGACGCGATACCGCGCCTGATACGTCGCAAGGGATGGATCTGGATCGGTCAGCCGAATGCCGTTCTCGGCGCACTCGCGCTGGACCGTGTCGAGGTATTCGACCATCTGCCGCACCTTCATTTCGCTGGTGACCGGCAGGAACCGCATCGCCTCGATTTTGAGCTCGTAGGGCAGCGGGCGGATGGCTTGGTCGTAGACCGCGCGAAACTCGGCGCTAGCGGCCCGAAGTATCGGGACACCGTAGCGCAGCTTCCACTCGCGCTGGATTTCGTCGGGCGGGCGGTCGCCGAGCTGGTGGGCGGCTTCCGTCGCCCATAGCCATTGCAGCGCGTTCTGATCGCGGGTGCGGTCCCGGCCCTGTACCCACTCTACCGTGACCGGCAACTTGAGCTTGCCGAGGAAGCGGGTGAAATCAGCCAGATCGTCGGGGGTTTCCAAAATGCGGTGCGGCATTATGCGGCCTCCCGGATATCGGAGAGGATGCCGAGCGCGACGCTTTCCGCTTCAAGTCGCCGGGCCTCTGCGTACAGGTCGATGCCGTAGCGCGCGAAGAACCCTTGGTGGCCAAGCGCTTCGACGCTGTAGCGCGGCCCGTGCTGGATCAGGTGGTATTCCGCCGCCAGTGGAACCACCAACCGATGGGAACGCGAGAAGCGCCCCATGCGGTCGGCGTAGCCCGTCACGTGGTGGCGAGTGACCGGGCGCTTGCCGCTGACGAGGCAAGGCAGCCCGGATACCCGGTTCATGTGACGAAGTTCCGAGGCGGTCGGTGCAGCCATCAGAACGGAATGTCGTCGTCGGGGTCTTGCCCGAACGAAGGCGTGTGCTGCCAGCCCGGCGTCGCTTCCTCACGTGACGCGCCTTGCCTGCCCGGGTTGCCGTTGCCCTGTGGCGGGCCGTCCAGCATGGTCAGCACCGCGCTGGGGCCACGAAGCACGACTTCGGTTGAGTAGCGAACGGCGCCGCTCTGGTCCTGCCATTTGCGGGTCGAGAGCGCGCCTTCGATGTAGACCTTGGAGCCCTTGCGCAGATAGCGCTCAGCGACCCCGATCAGCCCCTCGCCGAAGATGGCCACGGTGTGCCATTCGGTGCGCTCTTTGCGCTCACCCGTGGCCTTGTCTTTCCAGCTTTCAGACGTCGCGATGCGCAGGTTGGCGACCTTGCCGCCGTTCTGAAAGCTCTTGACCTCAGGGTCTTGCCCGAGGTTGCCGATCAGGATGACCTTGTTGACTGAGCCGGCCATTACGCGGCGTCCTTCTTTTTGCTGTTGTCGATGAACCGCTTGGCCTCGGCCATCTGCTCAAATGTCAGTTCACGGAGGTCTTTGGGCTTGAAGTGGTCGAGCAGAACGGCGGGCGGCATTTGCACGATCGTGAGCTGCGTGATGAGCCAGTCCCGCGTCGTCTCGCTTATTGGGCCACTGGGGCGGCTGAGTTTGGATAGAGCCGCGCCGAATACGTCCTGTGCCTCAGGCTTCCATTTGCGGAAAATCGGCTTGTTGTTCTTGTTCAGGACCGGCTTGCCGTCGCGCATTGCGACTTCGCAGGGCGCCCAAACGTCTCCCACGTCGTAGAGGTAGCGCCCGATGCCCCAGCGCACAGCGGCCCGCTTGAGGGCTCCGGAAATCGCGCCCTTCTCGCCCTCTATGTCGCTGTCGCCGCTGCCGTCGGACTTGGTGATCCATTCGCCAGCAATGCGGATCGAAAGTTTGCAGAGCAGCCGGCCCTTGGCGGTTTCCTCGTAGGAGTCCTGCCAATTCTCAGGGCCGCACACGACATCGAGGCGGTCCTGAACATCGCGAGCGTCGAGGTACGCCAGCGCAAGGCCGGAGAAGGCGTTGTTGCGCTCGGCGACCAGTTGTGCACGCCAATGGATAGCATCCACCGGGAAAGGTGCTGATAGGCGGTCAAACATCAGGCCGCCCTCCTGCGTTCGTGGAAGGCGACGCCGGGGACGGTGCCACGTGAGCCGCGTGCGTCCTCGTCAGCCATCTGTTGGATGAGCGCTTCGAACCTCTCGGGCGAGCGCGTGATGTAGTGCTTGAGGGCCTCGCGCCGGTCGGTGATCTCGGCTTCCCAATAGGTGCGAAGGCCCTTGGCCCTGCGGTCGATCTTGTTCGCAACCGCGGTCAGCTTGGCCGCCTTTTTCAGCTCTTCCTCGGCTGCGAAGCGTTCCTCCAGGTCGTCCGACTGGCGTAGGGCTTCCTGTGCGGCCTTCTGCAGCGCCTCGGCTTCGTCGCGCGCCTTGCGGGCCGCTTCGTCCTTGGCCTTCTGGCGGGCGTCACGGTACGGTGTGAGCGCGTTCTTGATCGCGGTGGCCGCAGCGTCGCAACGTGCCAGCAGCGGCTTCCATGCGGCCTGTACCGCGGCGGCGGCTTGGTCGTGCGGGCGCTTCTCAGCGTCGCGCTGTTCGTCCGCCGCCTTCTTCGCCTTGCGGATATCGTCCAGCAGCTTGTCGAGATCGGCTTCTTGTTCGTCGGTTGCGACAGGGCCGGCGGCGAGGCTTCCGGATGCGAGCGAGAACAGGTCCTCGATGTGGAGCGAGTGCGCCTCGAGCGGGGGCGGACGGTTATGGCCGGGGCCGGGAACGTCGGTCATGCCGCGATCCTCGCGCGCGCCCTTTCGATTGCCCGGGCAAGTTCGTCTTGCGCCAGTTCGAGAAGGTGGAGGTGAGGTCGGAGCCGCGGCGCCTGAGCGCAGCCGACCAGTTCGGCGTCCCTCAAAAGCGAGACGACTGTAGCTTCGAAATCGAGGTCGGACATCGCGATAGGGATGCCCGCTTTGCCGGAGACTGCTTGCAGGCTCCGCTCCGAAGGAGGGGCAGCCCGGGCCGCCGAAGGCGGTATCGCCATAACTTCCTGTTTCACGTCACACTCTCCCAGGTAGAAAACAGATCAGTTCCCCGCCGTCCAAAAGGCGAGGAACATGCAGGCAAAGAAGATGAGCAGACCGAAGATGAGAAAGACCCAGGCCGTCAGAGCATCGAGCGTGGCGTTCACTGCCTCGGGGTCGAGTTCGTCATTGACGTACTGGCGGTTCATCCACGAGGCGGGCGGGTTCTGAAGCTCCTCGCCGTCTTGGAAGTCGTCGGGTCTCAGGAAGGGGTCGTGTAGGTCGCGCATGTCAGGCTACCTTCCCGATCAACGGAAGCTGGACCACCTTGGCGTCTAGCTTCCTGCGTTCGGTGGGACCGATCGCCGGCCCATCCTCGCTTGCCGGATGATGCGCCTTGCCCTTCTCGATCAGGTAGGCTTGGCAGTGCTCGGCGAACTCGTCATGGTCGATGCCCTCGGGCACCGCGACGATCGCCAGACCGTTCGGCAGTAGTAGGCTGAGAATGTCGACAGGGAGCGCGTTGCCGTCCGCCAGCTCGTAGATTGCCGAGCCGGGGATAACGGCAGGCTCCCGCGAGCCCTCCGCTGGAAAGTAGCTCAGCAGCGTGGCATAAGGGATGCCCGCGTCGAAGCTGACCTGTTTGAGCGCGATGCCGCGCCGGTCCATTTCCCGGCGGATTGCCAACTGGCGCTCGCGGACAATCGTAACACCGTCACGCATGATCGTGGGCGCCCTTTCCGTTATTCGTCCCGGCATGAAAGGAAGCCCCGACACCCGCAGCGGATTGACGAGCATAGGGCTCGCTACCGCTGCGGTTATCGAGAGGTTGGAGGGTGCTGTTGAAGTCGGGGAGCATCGGTTAGACCTCCACAGGAACGGGCTGGCCGCTCATCAAGCGGATGGTTTCGATGTCCTCGGCATCGGGCGTATGGGGGAGGATTTTGCGGAAGAATCTGGCGTTGTAGCCAATCGCCGCCGGATGCCTCGGCGGGATTTCCGCGAAGGCCAGGGCGAACCCGAACACGCCGTAGCAATCAACCGCTCTGCGCACCGCGACGACTGTGTAGCTCAGGCCGACAATTGGTCCGGGCGTTTGCGGGATAGTGGGCATGAGCGCAAATGCGTCATCCTCGCCGATCCCGACGCACAGCGCCAAATCTCCGGGCGCCCAGTCGCTCACCCCATCACCCCGCTTGAACTAAGTGGAGCGGGGACGAATGCCTGCCGATGAAGTGCCGCGCTCACGCTGCCAGCCCTCCGTCGTTGTCGTTTTGATGGGCCCCGCCACGCAACCGCCAGCGGGGCGCACGAGGCGCGTTGGCGATCTCGCGCGGAAGGCTGGTCCATGCGAAATGGATGCGGCGTTGCGCCACTACGATCAGGGGGCGGCGCATCAGGCGGCAATGCCCGATCGCGACAGGAACTCCGCTTGCCACAGCGCGAAAGGAACTTCGCCAGTCGTGGCGTCGTCGATCCTCCGCGCCGTCTCGGCGTCAGGGAAGCGCACTCCCTCGCAGTATCGGTGGATTGCAGGCTGGGTCTTGCCGATCCTGCCGGCGAGGTCCGTCTGCGTGTTCTCCGAGCGCCTGAGATATGCGTCTAGCGTGGCGGCATAGGTCTGCATGACGCTGCAATATACCAATACGGTATGTCTTGGCAATACCAATCTGGCCATACCGCCCACGTTCGCCGGCGGGCACAATATGCCAATGGGGTATCTCCAACTCGCCGAGCTGAGGAAGCGCAAAGGGTTCACGCAACAGACGCTCGCGGATGAGATGGGAGTCGAGCAGCCAACGATTCAGCGGTGGGAGGGAGGCAAGCGCGAGCCGACCATTGAGCAAATGCTTGAGTTGGCAAAGGTGCTGGACGTCGAGCCCGGCGCGCTCATAGACCCGAGCATCCTGGCATCGATCGGCCCCCGACTGTTCGTAAAGGGCGAGGTGGCCGCGGGCGTCTGGCGTCAAGCATTCGAGCTGGCGCCTGACGAGTGGCAAAGCTTCACCGGCCGCGCCGATGTCAACGCCAGATCGGAGCACCGCTTCGGTCTGCGGGTCATCGGCGACAGCATGGACGAAGTCTATCCGCCGGGGACGATCGTCGAGTGCGTGTCCGTGTTCGGCCATGTCGAGCCCGAGCCGGGCAGGCGCGTCGTTGTCTTGCGGACCAACGAGAACAACGAAGTCGAGGCGACCGTTAAAGAATTGGTCGCGCAGGCTGGCGAACTATGGCTTGTGCCACGCTCATCCAACCTGACGCATCAGCCTTTCAAGGTGTCGGCGCCCGGGCCGGGAATCAAGCAAATCAGGATTGCCGCGGTCGTAGTGGCCTCAGTGCGGCCGGAATAGAGTTTAGCGACAGGCGCGAAGCAAGTGCAGGCCAAAGAACGGTTCCACCACCTTGACGGCATCCGCGGAATCGCGGCGCTCGCCGTGGTGATCGGTCACAGCAATTGGCCCAACCACATCAAGGGCTACGGCTTTGCCGGCATCTCGCTTTGGGTCGACTTCTTCTTCGTCCTGTCCGGCTTCGTGATTGCCTACAATTATCAGGTGCGGCTTGGATCCGGGTTCGGCATCGGGAACTACATGTACCGCCGCCTCGCCCGGCTCTACCCGGCGCATGTTGCCGTGCTGGTCCTGTTGCTCGGCTATGAGCTGCTGAAATACGCCACGGAATCGAGCGCTGGCATCGGTGCCGAACAGGCTGCGTTCGAGCACAACAACCTGCCGACGTTCCTCGCCAGCCTTGCCCTGGTCCAGTCGATGGGGCTGTTCGAGGCGTCGCATTGGAACGGCCCCTCTTGGAGTATCAGCACAGAGGTCTGGACCTACCTGCTGTTCGGCCTCGTGTTCCTCTGGCCCAAGCGAGCATGGATTATCGGCTGCACGCTCGCCGTGATCGCGCTGTCCTATGCCGTGATCCTCGCCAATCCGAACCGGGATTATCTGAGCGTTGAGGCCGACTTCGGGTTCTTCCGCTGCCTCATCGGATTCGGAATGGGCGTGCTGTGCTTCAATGCCTGGCAGGCGTGGAACGGGCGAGAGGCAGGTCCGGCGATGCAGGCGCTCCAGCTCGCGCTTATGGCCGCCGGGTTCGCCGCGGTCGCGCTCGGCCTCTACCAATCACCGCTGACACTCGCGGCGCCGCTCCTGTTCGGAGCGCTGGTTTACCTGCTCGCCGTCTATCGCCACGGGCTGCTCGAGCGGATGCTGCTGGTCAGTCCAGCCCAGTTCCTCGGGCGCATCTCCTACTCGCTCTACATTAGCCACGCGGTCGTTCGCCGGTTCGCCACCACGGGCCACAAGATCGTCTCAGGCAAGCTCTCGGGAGTGATGACGCCCGGACAGTTCGGCGACCTCGTGACGCTGGCCTATGTGCCTGCTGCCGTCGTGTTCGGGTGGATGGTCTGGCGCTTTGTCGAGACGCCCGCGAACGACTGGTTGGTCGCGCGGCTTGGGCGCAAGAAGGCCGATCCCGAGAAGGCGGCAGGGGCGGCGTTTTGAATCCCACGGCCGTCAGCGCCGTGCTTTGCGTCATGGCCGCGGCGATGGCCGCGCTTGGCCTTGGCCTCATTGTCCACATGATGACGAATCGCTCTCGATACCGCCCTCGGGAACGCGCGCGCGAGGTAGCTCTAGGGCTTGCGGCAATCGGTGCCGGTGTCGTAATTCTGTGGGCTGCGTTCTAGGGCGTGCGCCAGAAAATACCATAACGGCATAATTCGCTCTTGATCATCATACCGTAACGGTATAAACCTCTCCTCACACCCCCGGCATTCCGCAGAGGGGCTTGAGGAAGAGACGCGGTGGGCAACCCATTTACCTACGTAGCGCGCCGAGAGGCTTTCGAGCAGGCGCTAAAGGCTGCACGCAGCTCCTACCCGGCAGCGAGCGATCGGCTCATCCTCAGGATGGCGCACTCCCACGCGCGGAACGTGCCGGTCGCGAAAGTGCTGCACGTACCACGGCCCCGGCTGAACGTCGCAGCCGTCCCCCCGCCGAAGCTGCCGGGCCGCGTCAACCGCGTGAAGGACGGGCCCAACCGCCGGGTACGCGAGACGCTCCCCGACCCGCGCCCCGTCAGTGTCCTCGCAAACCTGTCTCGCCGGCATCCGGATTACGGCTGCACGCCGATCGAGCACGCACGCCGAAAGGCTGAGCGCCTGCTCTGACTTCAACCCCCCAAAGAACGCCCTGCATGGGGCGGGAAGGATAGAGATGGCTGAGACAAACGCGGGTGGCAAGTTCACGCCGAAGGAATTTCGCGCCGAGCTAGTCAAGATCATGCCCGGCTATTCTTGGACGGTCCACAAGTCATCGAGCGGGCCATATCTGATGATGGCCACCGGGACTCAGAGTTCCGGCTTCAATCGCCTCTCTACCCTCCGCGTCATCCGTACCGAACGAGACGGGGCTGTCGCATACGAAGCCAAGTCCGCCGGATACGGGCTGCGGGCGCGTTGGCTGCACGCCAACACCGACGGAACGCTCGCACGATCCCTGCGCGGCCTTCAGGCGCACTATGAGCGGGTAGCTGGCACCTACGCAGGCCACGCCCGCGCCCTGCAATCAGGGCGCACCGCTCCGGCTGTGATTTCGGACGCGCACCATGACTGACCCCACCCCCGACAACAACACTTTGGCGATGGGGCCGGGAACGCCGCTGCCGTGGCGGGTGGACTATCGCGACATCTGCCAGTTGCGAGACAACGGCGCGAACCTGCTCGTGATCGGTACGATGACGGGCGGCTTCCATGACGACGCAATCGCCGAGAAGGACGCCGCCTACATCGTCCGCGCCTGCAACTCTTTCCCCGCCCTCATTGGGGCGTTGGAGGAAGCGCGGCGATATGCGGGTTACTGCTATCGGAAATCCGAAGACGCTGACTTCTCGAACGACGCCTTCGCTGCACTGACGATGATCGACGCAGCCCTCGCCACCGCACGCGGGGAGCAAGAAGCGTGAACATCTACAACCCGCCAGTTCGCATCCCCAATCCTGTGCAAGACAGGTGGGCAGAGGCTGACGCTGAGAGCGATGCGGTATTCGAGCACTTGAACTCGGGCCGCTTCGACCGGGAGCGCCTTGGAGCCTGGAAGAAGTTCGAGAAGATCGCCGCCGAACGTGACGAGATACTGCGCCGCACTGGTCGCATCGTCAACCGCCTGTGCCCCGCTGTGCGCACTCCTGACGTTGCTTGGACTGCGGAGGGGTTCGCTGCCTACGCGGCCTCTCTGGACCGCCGTAGAGCCCTGCACAGGCTCATCACGCCGAGGATCGAAGCGAAGGTCCGGTTCCAGCGCACGACACGAGGGGGGATTTAGCATGGCAGAGAATCCGAGAGCTTTCCCGAGCGGCGACTTCGCTGGCTGCGAGCCGAGCTATGGCATGGGCTTGCGCGACTACTTCGCGGTGCACGCGGACCAACCGGGCATCAGCGAAATCGTGAGCATGGCCGGTTTCCAGACTGACGGCTTTTGGGTGTTCCTTGGCGGTGACGGCGAGAACAAGCAGACGTTCAACGACTGGTGGAACAACCTGCCGTTGACGGAACGCCTGTCGCTGTCTGCTCGTGTTCGCTTTGCGATGGCCGACGCCCTTCTCTCCGCCCGCACTCCCGAGGCTTCGGATACAGGAGAGGGGAAGTCGTGAGCGAACAGGTTATCCCAACGGCGGCACAAGTCGAGGCGCTGGAAAGCGCTGCCAAGGCATTGCTCGACGCGTGCTATCTCGCCGATGCCAACGAGGAGCTATCGGACCACGTTGACGGCTCGCTGCTCGACGCGGTGAGCGAAGCGCTCGATTGGCGTTACCCTGAAATCTGGACCCAGGAGCAGGTCGATGCGCTCAACGCCTCGCAGCAGGGATATGGCCACCCGTTCACCTGCGGCAGCGGCAACCGCAGCGACGAAGCGCACACGGCCTACGCCGAGGAGAGCGGTGAGGACAAGGGCCAACTGATCGCGACCAAGCGAGGGTGGGTCTGCCCGGTCTGCGACTACCGCCAGTTCTGGGCGCACGATCACCAGTTTGAAGGCGCGCTGCCACATCCTTTCGCCGCCTCTCTCACCGAACGCAACCGGGACCAATCAGATGACCGATAATATTGGCGCTTCGGCTGACGCCGACCGGGCCGTCGTGAACGGAGCCGGACAAGCCGTCTCCGCCCTTCGGGCTTCCGTCCCTAGCGCGAGGCCGTCGCAATCGCGGAGACCGCAAGGCACCTACAAGCGGCGGCAAAGGGACGCAGTGGTAGCGCGCGACGGAAAGAACTGCCGCTACTGTGGCGTCGAAACAACCACGCCGCGATATAGCGGCGACAACAGCGACTGCGTTCGAACCCTCGACCATATCGTTCCTTTGTCGCGCGGCGGCACCAACCGCCTTTCGAATCTCGTGATAGCCTGTGGCTGGTGCAACCGCATGAAAGCCGATGGGCAGTTCTCTGCGCAAGCGATCGAAGCCCGTAGGGCCGAGACTGGAACAGGCTCGGTTCACGAGAGCGCGGTCGGCGAAGCCGAGGCGCCCGACCAAGGCCCCGACCATGTCGACTAGCCCCCTCCCCAAGGCGGTTCCGTATCGTCCAGAACGAAGCGTCACCTTCAAGGTGTGGCAAGGTAGCTATCCGGTCAGGAGCGCCGCGGTCGACCAAGCCGAGACGTTCGAAGATGCCGTGCGAGCAGCCACCTGGATCCACAAGCAGGTCATCACCGTGTTGCGGATCGATGCCGGCAAGGCCGAGAAGGAACTGGCGCTTTACGCGATCAAGCAGAGTGCGCCCAAGTGGCGAACCGGAGCTGATGGCCGAACTGTCCGGCGGTGCGATCTCTACCCCGACTTGCTGCACGACGTGCTGGTCACAGAGTTCGCTCCGGTCGAGCCCTTCGATCCGTTCGTCGATCCGGTCGGGATCGATCGAGGACTGGTGGTGCGTCATGGCTGAGTGGCAGGACATTGCGACGGCGCCGCGGGACGAGGCCGTTCCACTGCTCGTGTATTTCGATCACGACGCGGACCCTTACCAAGACCCGGAGCAGCCCGGTCGCCTGACGGACTATGCCATCCATGCGGAAGGCGGAGACTACCTTAAGGGGCAAGGCGTCGCGGTCGCTGTCTGGCGATATGGTTGGCATGAAAGCGATGGATGGGAGAGCGCCAACTCGGACTACTGGATGCCAGCGGCGTGGTGGCTCTTGGTCGACGGCGATACTGGCGATCACGTAGTCAACGCAACCCACTGGATGCCCCTCCCACCGCCTCCGGTGCCCCATGCGTAGCCTCTTCACCCGGTTCCTTACCGATCCTGGTTCTGCCTTGTTGGGGGTGGGGATTGGGACGGGGGCGGTGTTCCTTCTGTTTCAGATTGGGGATGGGCTCGCGGAAAGAGCCGAGGCGAATGCCGCCTTCGGCGTCACCGCAGGAGACGATCAGTGATCGCCCTGCTCGACAACGGGCAAGACCTTGCCGACTGCGAGGATGAGATCGGTGTGCCAGTCGGGCAACTCCTGACGCCGCTAACCCGGTATCGGCTACGCGATCCTGATCGGCCTTGGGCAATCGACAACGGCGGCTTTGCCGAGCTGGACATCGACGCACTTTTTGCGCTGCTCACCCGTGAAGCGCACCATAAGGGCGACTGCCTTTTCGTGGCCGTGCCCGACATCGTTGCGTCAGCGCAGCGCACACTGGAGTTGTTCGAGCATTTCGCCCCGCAGTTGAAGGGCTGGCCACTCGCGCTTGTCTGCCAAGATGGCCAAGAGCATTTGCCGATCCCCTGGGGCGGCATCGCCGCGGTGTTCATCGGCGGAACCACGAATTGGAAGTGTTCGGCCCATGTCGAACAAATCATCAAAACAGCGCTACTTCTTGGGAAGCACGTCCACGCCGGCCGAGTGAATACGCCCGAGCGCTTCACATGGTTTGAACGGCGGGGAGCCCACACTGCGGATGGGACTGGAATGTCCCGATATACGCACATGCGGCAGGCAATCGCCATGCGCGGTCGGCAGGCTGAGCTCGACATTGGGGAGGCAGCATGAGGCTGTTCAAGCGCAAGCCGCAAGCCGCAACGGGCGTAGGTGCGACATTCTGCGCGTCTCACCGCGATCAAATCAGCGGCCAAGTGCACGGTCACAGCTACCATGTGAAGGCGTGGTTGCCGTTCTCGGCAGCAAGCAGCGCCACAGTGCAGCAGCACACGCTAAAGACGATTGTGGCGCGTCTTGATCATACCACGCTGCCTGATCGCCTTGCTTGGGCCGAGAAGTTGGCTGAGCACATCTTCCACGCGATGCGAACCGAGCACAGTTGGTACGATGGCAGCACGAGTTCGGTGCTCTGGGTCGAGGTGAGCCGCCCGCTTGAAGACCTTTACGCAAGGTGGCCGGCATGACCCTCATCGACCACGTCGAGGCATTTCTGGCACGTACAGGGATCCCTCCGGCGCAGTTCGGGCGGACAGCCTTGCGCGACCCACGCTTCGTATTCGACCTTCGCAATGGGCGCGAGCCACGAGCTGCTACCAAGCATTTCGTCGTCGCCTTCATGGCGATCCACTCACGCGCCATGGGACTAACGCCCGGCAGGGCTGAGACGCGCGCGCCAACCAAGGCAGTGCCCCGCCATACCTCCAACATCAAAGGAGACACCTGATGGCCGAGACGGACCCTGAACTGTTGCGCGCGATGGCCGAACGGTTGGCCAACTATCCATCGGACGGCAAGCCGCCGAACGACGACACGACACACGCTTTGAACCTGTGTGGCTTCATCGAGCGCATCGAGATCAACAAATCGTGCCCGGCCTGCGGGACGCCGAAGCTCGACTATTCATACCTCAAAATCACAGCGGGCGGGCGATATTTTCTCGCCGCGATGCAGCAGGAGAAATCCGATGCCTGAACACCGCACCGGCTGCCTTGCCCTTCGCATCCACTCGAACACTCGCCCCATGCAGGGCGGTCACCGCCTGAATCAGCCGGTGCCTCGCGGTATCCTGCCGATGGAGCGGCCTTCGCTCTGGCAGCGGTTGTTCGGACGGGGGCGGTGATGGTGACCGTCAGCACAGCCGCGCTCCTGACGCTCTCGACCGGGATCGTGATGGTCGAGCGGTTCGAAGGCGTGGGCGAGGCAGCCGAGGCCGTGATGGGCCACCCCGTCTGGACGCATGAATTCCCCTCGCTCGGCGACCGGATGCGCGAGTTGATTGTTGCGCAACTGCCCGACTTTCCGACCGAAGTGAGCGGCGATTGGCGCGAAGTGCGAGAGGCTGCGGTTGCCCGCTATGGCGAGACAATCGAGATCGATCGTGGAAACGAACAGCGCGCGGGCGATCCGGTTTCGACGCTGGTGAGCGCGGTCGCTCAGGCCAAGGGTCGCCGCGCCCACCTTCTCGAACAGGAACCCAAGTAATGGGAGAGATCGTAACCGCCACACAGGCGGATCGGGACCGCGCGGCCGATTTCCTTGCCCGCGACTGGACCAGCAACCTCACTGCTGAGCACGTCAGGCGCGGGCTCTACGACGAGGACGAGTGGGTCCAGACCTTCGCCCGCCACCGCCTCGCATCCACCCCTCAACCGGCTGTCGGTGAGAGCCTCGTTCGTTGGGAGAACTTGGCCGGCGTCAAGGGCTGCAAGCACTGTCGCGGGAAGGGGTGGCACATGGTCACCGTGGACCCAGATTTGGACCTTGAGGAGCCGACCCCCTGTGGTTGGTGCCTTGTTCCCCGCGCCGCTCTATCCGAGGCCATCCCTCATATAGTCGAGCAGTGTGCGAAGGTGGCGCGCAGCTACGAGGAAGCGTTGGGGCCTCCGGGGATCGTCAACACGATGTCAGGCGCCGACGCATACGAAACCGGCGTCGCCGATGCCGCATTGGCGATTGAGTCAGCGATCCGCTCCCAACCTCTTTCGCCTCCTTCACCTTCCAAGGACCAAGATGATGCAGAATGACGAGATCGCGGGGGAGTTGGATAGGCTGCTGCACGGCCCACTCAAAGCGGGTGCGTTCGCCGCCGAGGCGAGTGTTTTCATCGCCCGGCATGGTGAGGCCATCCTCGCCGCCCTCTGCACCCCCGCGCCTGACGGGGAGATCGGCGAGCTGGTGGAGCAGGCGCGTCGTTACGCCGAGGCAACCTACATCCAGCCCAAGGTGCGTCAATTTGCCAGTAAGGTCGCAGACGCGCTCACCACCCAGCAATCCAAACTCGACGAAGCACTGGCCACAATCGCTCGGCTCGAGGAAGCGGGGGAGGCCGTGATCGCAGCGGTGCGGCCGATCATCGTTTTCCATTCCAGCGGCGGGCACGAGGGCGAGGCTACCGATGCCGTCCTGAATCGCGCTGACGACGCCCTCACCACCTGGTCCTCCGCCCGTGGTTGAGGAGAGCTCAGAACAGCGGGTGCTGGCGGTGGGGCTGCTCGCGCTACTGGCGATAGCCGACGGTCGAGGATGGGCGAAGGCCGATCATTACCGGATCGGCGCGTTCATCGCCAGCAATCGCGCCACCATCCTCTCCGCCCTTACCTCGGTAACAGATCGGGAAGAGAGGCTGATAGAGGGTCTCGAAGCTGCGGTTAGATGCGCTGAGTTGGCCCTTTTTGTCATCCGAAAGCAGGGGGTCATGCCGAACAGCAGTTGGGAAACAGGCTTTAACTCAGACTTAGAGTCTGCCCGTACCGCCCTCTCTAGTGGAAGAGAGAGGGGATGACGAACAATTACAAGAGCTTGGCGATTGCGCCTAGCGGCGCACCGTCGCTACCCAGGCTTCGCCCCGAGCCCCTACGGGTCTCGGCCATCCGGTGGGTATCAACTATCGCGGGTCGCGCGGAGTGACGAGACCTGCCCTCTTGACCGAAACCGAAGCTGCGGAGACGCTGCGGCTGTGCCCGCGCACGCTGCGGAAGGCTCGGCAGGCGGGCGCGTTGCCTTTCGTCCGGTTCGGGCGCACGATCCGCTACACCGAATCCGACCTGCACCAGTACATCGAAAGGTCGCGGGAATGTCCCTCTATAAGCGCGCCGGCTCCCCGTTCTGGCAATACTCGTTTGCCATCAACGGTATTCGATTTCGAGGAAGCACTGGCCGCACGGGCAAGCGCGAAGCTCAAATCGTAGAGGCGGAAAAGCGTCATGAACTCAAGCGCGGCTTGGTGCCCAAAGATCGGTGGTCGCTGCACATCTGCCTCGGCACCTACTGGAGCGAGAAGGCCAAGCACAACCGATCGCACGACACGATCCTCGCCAAGCTGGACGCGCTGCGGCGCATACTCGGCAGGGACACCCCCATCATGACCCTCACCAACGCGATGCTACTAGACTACAGGGCGACCCGCCGCGGCGAAGGGCTCGAGGCGCACAGCGTCAACCGCGACTATGCCTGCCTGAAAGCCGCGCTCAATCATGCCAAGGTGATGCACGGCCAGCGGGTGCCCGAGCTGGCGTGGAAGCACATCATGGCCGCAGAGCCGCCGCACCGCATCCGTTTCCTGAGCGCCGACGAATATGCCCGGCTTCTCACCGTCTGCGATCCCGCGCTCGCCAAGATCGTCAAGGTTGCGGTCGCCACGGGCCTGCGGAAAGACAACCTGCTGTCGCTCGACTGGAAGCAGGTGGATCTATCGAGCGGGCGCATAACTGTGCTGCTCAAGGGCGACAAGCTGCACAGCGTGAAGATGACGCCGGAGGTGCGGGCCGCGCTGTCGACCGATACCGAGCGCAAGGGGCCGGTATTCGACACGACCAACTTCCGCCGCCGATGGGCGCGGGCCGTCAAGAAAGCCGAGCTGGACAACTTCCGTTTCCACGATCTGCGCCACACGTTCGCCAGTTGGGCACGCATGGCCGGCGCGGACCTTGCCGACATCTGCGACGCCCTCGGGCACTCCAATATCGCGGTCACGATGCGCTATGCGCACATTGAACCGCTGAACCATGTGACGGCCTTCGACCGCGTTTCCGGCGCCGTTTGGTCACAATCGCCGTCACAATCAGCAGTCGAGGGCGGGAAATGACTAGGATTTCTGCGGCTTTGCGCTATACTGCGGGCAGGATTAGGAATCCGATGCTCTATCCTGCTGAGCTACGGGCGCGCACTAGGAATACTGCGGGTTTCGGTAGTTTCAGGGCCACCCGGCGTCAACCGCCGAGCGGAACGCAGCGGAAACAAAGGTCACAGTGCGGCACACTGTCGACACAATGCCTGACACAATGCGGGCCGGAAACGAGGTTGGCCCCTCGCCCCGGCCCTGACCACAACGCGAAGGAACCGCGCGATGGATGAGAACGAAGTTACCGCAAACTTACCGCAGGGCACAGATTGGAATGAGCGCCGCGCCTTCTTTATGGCGTTGGGCTTCGACACCCGATGCGCGCACGCCCTCGCCAGAACGGAGTGCCTATCATTGCGCGACGTGGCAGGCATGACCGAAGCCGAGTTCCTGAGGCTTCCGGACATCGGGCGCACTTCGCTACGCAATGGGAGCAACGCCCTAGCAAGATGGGGGCTTGCGTTCCGAGGCGGCAAGCTGTTCGCGCAGTACCCGAAGCCTCTCAGCCAAGCGACGGCGGCGACGCCCGCCGAGGAATTTTGTCACGGCTGCCGTTTCTGGAATCGGGATGATCCCGAGGTTTTCAGCGGCGACTGTCGGCGCCACGCTCCCCGCCTATCTGGCATGGCCGCACCGCACGGCAACTCGATCCACCAAGACCCGAGGGCTGCCATGTGGCCCATGACGATGCGCGATGATTGGTGTGGCGAGTTCGTTGCAGACGAACCTCCATGCGGAGTGTAAACCGATGAGCGCCATCGAGCCCTTGCGCGTCGGTAACGACCTATGCCCAAAATGCTTGGCCGCGCACCCTGCAACGATGAACTGCGAGCTTCCCGATATAACGCTCCGGACGGGTTGGCGCTGTTGGAGGTGCGGAGCATGGGCGCCTACGCTTTGCCGCTGTGCGCCCGCTCGCTCCCCCACCCCGACGACCGAAGGAGGATTGCATGGTTGAGCCGAGCTTGATCGATAGAGTGGAAGCTGCGGAGGGACCGGATCGCGGATTAGACCGCGAGATCGCTCGTGTGCAGATCCACCGGATACTGGCGGGCATGGGCGAAGTGAGCGCAGAAGGAATCGCCAAGTCAATGGCGAGCGCTCGATTGGATGAAGACCTGGACGCCTACACAGCCTCGCTTGACGCTGCTCTGACGCTGGTTCCTGAGGGGTGGGGTGTCGATCGAGCGGGCTGGCAGTCTATCACGGCGCCGGGCCACGCCGGTTTCGAGCTTTGGCAATACCGACAGAACGCGAACGGCGACTGGCGGCACGGATCCGACGAGCGAATCGTCAAGGGCAACGCCGCCACCCCCGCCCTCGCTCTTTGCGCAGCAGCCTTGAAGGCCCTGTCCGCATGACCCCTCTCCCCTGGTATAGTTGGCATAAGCTGTCGGACGCCGAGCGGTTAGAGCGCATCCATGCCAACCGGCGGGTGCGCATGGATCTACTGCCGATGCGCCATAACCTGCTCTTCGGGGAGGGTTGGTATAGTCTATGAAAGGAGAAAACGTGATGGATATTGGCGCTCCGGCTTCGCCGTCGGGCTACTCAGCAGAGCCCGAGCCCGTGCCGGTCTCGGCCCTACGGGTGAGTATCCCTAGCGCGAGGCGCGAACGCGAGTTGCTGCCGTGGCTAGGCGAGCGGCATCGCCGTTTGCCGCTGTGGGCGCAGGAAGAAATCCATCGCCTGCGGACTGCGGAAATCAACGGAGAGTTCGCCAGTGAGCTCACCGGCGAAGTGCGCCGGATAGCCAAGCGCACCCTTGGCGGGAACTGCACATTCGCGGATGACGACGTGCACCTGCTCGCTGCGTTTGCACTTCGCGCTATTGAGGCCGGACTTACCCACGACCTCTCACCCAGTGTCGCACGGAACGTCGCGCAAGCGATCGAAGCCCGTAGGGCCGAGACTGGAACAGGCTCGGTTCACGAGAGCGCGGTCGGCGAAGCCGAGGCGCCCGTCCTCAGTCGCTCTCCTCGATAGTCTCCTACATCCGAAGGGATAGAAGAAGCATGGACATACTAAAACCTTCGCCAGCTCTGCTCTGCAAGCTGGCCTCAATCGCTGTGCACGCCGATGAACTCGCCTCGCCGGGCGGACACGAGTTCGACCGTGCCGCACTGCAGAGCGCGATGAATGATGGCGAGGTCGTGGTCTGGATCGACGCGATGACGCGCGCCGGCATGGCTCCAGTAAAGCGGAGCGCAGGTGCCGCCCTCACCGAATGAGGCGCGATCCTCGCCTTGTCCGTATCGGATTGGCGTGGTCCGTGTTCCTGGGTTGGCTTATCGTGTGGTTGGTGGCGGGGAGGTGATGCTACCGGCAGGTTGGATTTGAACCAACATCCGAATCATGATTCGCCCGGGGTGGACTGGGTTGCGATCTTCGCCCCTTGCCCGGCCTCCGCCTCTGCGGCATTCGTCCTAGTTGAGCCACCGCCCGCAGCCCATCCTTGTCTCACATTTGAGGTTGTCGGGCAAGCGTTTCCGTGCTACAGAGTGGCTTCCTGTAGTGTGGTTCAGGCACACGCGCTGCGGCGACCCGAGAAGAACGGCCTGAGATATTGGTCGGGTCGGTGGAACTCCGAATAAGCCGCAGCATCTACCTGATCGACTCCCACCTCTCCCCGTGCCATGTCTCCCCTTCATGGCCCGAGCACCAGATAGCAAGCCGAAGAAGAAGCCGCAAAACACGGGGTGCGTGTTGATGGTGGCGGTGCTGTTGGTCGGGGTGGTGGTGAGCGTGGGCTGGCCGATCTAAGCGGTTCTAAGCTCGGTCGCTTACAAAGGGATCAGCCGCCGTTGCCGAATATCGCGAACAGCGTACCTGCGGCACCGACAAGAAGCCCGAGGATCAACCCGAGCTGCCCGAACCCCTCCGACTTCTTCGCGTTGCCAGACACGGATAACTCGAGCCGCGTCACCTGCTCCTTGAGCGCTTCGAACTGTGCGAGGTTGGGGAAGTTCTTCTGCGCATCCATCATGGCGCCGCGGATTTCGTTGCTGGCCTCGAACCGCTTTTCAGCGGCGTTCTCGGCTTTCAGGACTGCCTCTTTGGCCGCCGTCAGGGCAGCGGTCACCGCTTCTTTCGCCGCTGCCAACGCCGTAGCGACAGCTTCCTTGTTGTCGCGTATCTGGACGTCGAAGTGCTCTTTCAGCGTGTCGAGGGTCCATTCAGACATTGCCGGTCTCCTGTGCCGGCTGCTGTCCGCCCGCGGGAACACCGGCCACTGTCTCGGCAATCCGGGCGTTACTTTCCGCCTGCTTGTTCCCACGCTCGGTCGCTTGGTAAACCCAGCCTACCGGACCCTGGACCCATCCCGTGATGACGATCGCTGTGGCGAGGATCAGGAACGCGTCGTTGTCCAGCAGCGCCGGCCTAGTCCAGATCATGCCGAACACGACCAGCACGAGCGAGTAACAGGCGAGGGCAATTAGGCTACGGGCGTTCATTCCCTGTCTCTCAGTTCTCGTGCAAGCCGTGCCCGTCCACGCTGCGGCTCTACCTCGCTTGCAAGCTGCAGGATCGATGCAGCCATGGCAGCGTCTATCTCGCCGCGGGAAGCTTTGATCGCGACATCGGCCATCTTCCGGAAGGCCCCGGTCAGCCTGTCTTCAAGGTCCACCACACGGTTGCGCAGCGCGTCCGTCTCCTGGTGACATTGCTTGCGGTACTGCTCGTGTCGCTCTTCGAGCTTGACCAGGTCCTCGCGGAGATTCCTGTTCTCGCCCTCCAGCCCTTCGACGCGCTTGGTGTAGCCCTCTCTCAGGGCGAGCCGGTCATCGGACGAGAGCTTGCGGTTCTCCCGCCACTCGCGCGCCATGTAGACGCCGATCATCATCACGACGGTCCAGACGCCCGCTGCGCCCGGCGTGAACTCGCTTACCAGTTCGTTAAACTGCATACGCGACCCCCACCATCAAGTCCGCATGACGCCACAGCCGACAGCCGGCCCAAAGCGACTGTGCCTTGGTCGCGACCTCACCGTAGACACCCACCAGCATGAACTGGGCAACCACGACTGCCGCAGCGCCCCACTCTCGCACCTCGCCCCCGATCAGGTAGGCAATCCAGCCCACGGGGAACAACAGGTTGATCGCGATCTCTTCGCGCCTCATGTCGGGGTTGAAGATCGCCAGCGCCGTCGCAACGTCGATCAGGACCCACAGCCAGAAGTTGAACGGCACCCCCGACCAGCACAGCGTCGTTGCGAGCGCGAAGTTCAGCAGCAGCGCCACGGCCGCCCTGTTCTGCCTCAACGCCTCCCACGCGCCGCGCGGCCGACGGGCGCCGATGTTCGCCATAAGCGACAGCCACCCTATCGCCGCAGCAGACCACAGGACGGCCTCGAGCAGCACTAGCCGCCCTGACTGCCCGGAGAGGGCGCTGGCGTGCCTGTAGGCGTCGGAGAGGGCGTGGGAGTAGGGGTTGGAGTAGGCGTGGGGCTGCCGGGTGCTCTGGCCATTGTCAGGGTCCTTTCGGTGCAGGGGCGGTCAGCCGATCCGCCAGTTGGTTCCGTCGCTGTAGACAGGTACGCCGTTCGCGCCGCCGCCCGCAACGACAGCGCCGAAATTCCCGGCCGCCGCGACAGTGCTATCCGAC